GACAGGTAAGGACGCCGCAAAACGCCACATTTCCCCATTCGGAGTATCAACTACCCTTAACACTGGTTTCCCCGCCTTAGAAACAAGGTTATGGAGGTCTGCCGCATCCAGGCAGACTCCGCGTGCCCGGTGTTTATCAGCGACCGAATCCGCACTGAAATGCAAATGACACTCAGGACAGTGAGACTCCCTCTTACCACCCCACGACCTGTGGCAGCCTTGAATGGCTGCTAGCATAGGCCCATGAGTAAGATGACCTACAATCGAATCTGCGAGGGTTGCCGAACCGTAATGCAGAATGTCGGCAACCGAAAGCGATGGTGCAGCCAGTGCGCCCCCCTTTATAGAGCCAAACGGCGGACCAGACAGATCAGCCGCATCGAGGATGTCCCTAGCCACGAACCGAACCGATACCTGGCCCGCAACGGATATGTCAGGCTTCGATGGAAGGTCGGAACCCAGGATTACGTCGAGTGTTACGAGCATAGGTTCGTCGCTGGCTTCCCCGACGGTGATGTCCACCACATCAACCACGTCAAGACCGATAACCGACCAGAGAACCTCGCTGTGTTGAGTCGAGAAGAGCATGGGCATACGCATCGCCTGATCGACGTGGAAGAAGCGAAGCGGCTCTACGATGAAGGCTTGAGCACCATCAAGATCGGAAGGCTGATGGGCATCGACCCGTCGGCTATCTGGAGGCAACTGAAGCGAGCCAACCACCCCATGAGATCCGAAGACCGGATCGCCATCCCAAATCGAGAAAAGAGATAGCCGACTACCCTTGCAGTGTGTTCCCCGGTGGTCCGTGGGCCAAGAACCGTGTTCGTTCGCATACACACAAATCTCGCAGGCTACCGGCGGCATTCTGAACAGTCCTTCACCGTCTTACGGCCCTTCGGAATCAACTTACGGTTCACCTGACCTTTACGGCCACACCCCTCACAGCGGACCGCCTGTGAGCCGGATAGTCGGACGTCGGGCGGCGTGTTTCTACGGGGACGGTCACCCATTCGCTAGTTCCTTCCAGTATTCAGCTTCAAACTTCCAGTCAACCGCTTTCGCCAAGTCGACCGAAAGTGCCTGCCGTTTCAACTCCCGGTAGTAATCCTCACCGAACCGTTCGATAATCCACTCCTCCCACTCCAAGGGGCGATGAGTGAATTTGACATGACAGCCACGACATAGGGCGACAGCGTTGCTCGAGGATGTTCGAATCGACTTATACCGTCGGCTGATCAGGTGAGCGCATTGCAGATAGTCGGCTGATCCGCAGTTCTGACAGCGTTCGTCGCGGGCGCGTATGTATTTCGAAAACCACCTGTCGGCCTGCGCCTGATAGTTTCTACGTTTCGTCACTGACCCGCCTAACCAACAGTCCACCAACAGCCAACAGCCCGACCGCAGCCGCCAGCCACAAGCCCGAAGGTGGTCCCGTGAAAGGCAGTTCAGGCGTGGTTGTCGTAACAGGCGGAATCGAGGTTGTGGTCGTGGACGGCAGGCTTGTTGTCGTAGAAGGGACTACGGAACTCGATGTCGTCGTGACAATGGTAGAGGACGAGGTAGTGGTCGGTGTGGTGGTGGTGGTAGACGGGTCGGTCGTAGTCGTAGTAGTAGTTGGTTGTGTTGTCGTAGTCGGCATAGTCGTGGTCGAACTCGTTGTTGAGCTCGTCGTGGTGGTTGTCGGGTCGTGGCATTTCTGGACCGTGTCCCATGAGTTCCTTCCTGCCAGCGGCGGCACATTGATATTCTCACCGTTGGTGCGGACGTTCAACAGCGGATCGAAGCCTTCCTCGTAGAAATTCGCATAGTCATACGACCCAGGAACGAAACCGGAATGGTGGTGGAACGTCCGACATTCCCCCGACGCGGCGGCTGTTAGTGCCACAGTGAATCCTGCGGCGAGTATGACTAGAACTGTGAGTAGTGCTAGTAGTGGTCTGTTTCTCACTCTTCCTCCGTTGTGTTGTCTTGTGGACAGACATGGACGACTTGTATTTCGCCGTCCAGTTCGATTTCGTGGCAGACATACCTCACGACCATTTCCGGCCGCAGGTCTACCCCCATTGATATTTGTAGTGCGTTGATCTTGTCTCGAATGTCCACACCGTCAACCGACACGACGTCGGGGATCACCCCATCAAAATCGATTCGGACCCTGCTCATGTTTCCTCTGTTTGGTTCTTTTCTAACTGTGCATGTAAAAAGTATTTGGACGGGTTCTGGCCCTGCTCAACCCACAACTCGAGGCCGACGCCGAACCGCATCCAACACCGCTTATACGCATCGCTTGCGGCCGTCTTCAAGTTCTCGCCGTCCGAATGGACTTCGGGTGAGTTCGCCACCCCCACCTCAGTCACCGAATACGTTTCGCCGTCGATCACGGCAGTCAACCTAGCCGTACACGCCACAATCCCCGAAGGCCGTTCAGGATTACTTTTCCCACCCTTACCCGACCATGCGGGAATATGTCCCCGCACATAGTCCACTACTTCGAACGAAACTGGACGGCCGAGCTTCCCTAACGCGATCTGTTCGATGTCGTCGTGGCCCACATATTTGCCGTGTTTGCCTTGCGGCGGGTTCTTAATGAACTGTTCCGGTATACGTTCAGTCAGCTTCAGGAAGTCGCCCATCGCCACCCTTTCGGTACATGCCTCGTCGGTTTCCCACAACGGCCGCAGTCCAACACGACCGACACCGGAAACCCCTGAGCGTATTTCGCTTTGCTCGATAACGACGACCACGGAAAATGCGAAGTCGTATAGCCGCCCGGCAACACCACCACATCCTCCGGTCCCGTATAGGCGTCGCCGACCGGACCCGAATGCCATCCAGGTAGACACAACGCCCACAGTTGGCGCGGTTTCGGCATCCACTTCGGCCGGTAATCCGACGTATGTTCATCGCGGGTGTCCGGTGGCAGTTCACCCGGATAACCGTCATACATGACGCCACTCCGTCCGCCGTTCCAACGTGCCGACCTCATAGGTGCGGGTTATCGAAATGACACTACCGTCACGTCGACCCGTAGTAGTGGACGAGCTCAATTCAACGACCCGTGACTCGACCAGTCCTTTGTCGCGTAGTCGTCGGAGGACGCGTTGTAGTGCTTCATCCGACGTCAACTGCAGCCGTTCGAGAAGGGCGTCAGTCGACCACCATCCTCCATCGATAAATAGGAAGTCTGTTACACGGTCAGCTGTGAACCATGCCGACTGGCTGTTTAGGCCTCTTTTGATGGCATCTGCGCGTCTCCGTTTTCGTTCCGACCTACCGTGCTTGCATTCGTCGCATCGACAACCGTGCTGCCTGTAGAACTGTTCCGAACCGTGGCCCGTGGCCGGCTTCCTGCCTGGTGTAGCGACCTTCGTAGGGTCGCCGTGGCGCAGCCAACGTGTGTAATGCTTCTTGCACCACCCACGCGAGACAACCGTCCGATCGCAATCCTCGACCCTACAGACTGTTACAGCCATTTGGTGACTCGTTTCAGATCATCGGACAGTTCAAACCGTCGTCCGCAACCGTACGAACATTTGAACACCCACCGGTAACGCGACGCAACAGGATCTAGGTAGAGGGTGCCGTCACAGTTCGGACACAAATCGACGTTCATACGAGAATGTCCTTAGTCAACCGATAGTTATAGATCTTCGACCGGTGACGATGCCGCTTACACACCGTCCGCTCCACAAACGCCCCCTCCGCCTGCAATTCGAGAATCCGGGCGGAAACTTCATAGACGTCTGCTTGGGCGAAGTCACGTCGGCAGCGGCCGTCGGGGTGAGCTCTGAGTAGTTGAAGGACGGTTCTTGTTGTTGGTTTCACAGTTCTCTCCGTTCTCTAGCTCGTAGTCCGCCCCACACACCGAAGTTCTGGTCGGTGGTGACCGCATAGTCTAAGCATTCTTGTTGGACGGGACAGTCCCGGCAGATCCGTCGGGCTTTGGTTATGGGGTGGCCGCGGTCTACGAAGAATATGTCGGGGTCGGAGTCGAGACACGCCGCCTTTTCACGCCAGGTCATTTCCAGACGCCCTCCGTAGTAGACCGTCCGTCGTCAGACACGCACGTTGGCTGTTCTCCTGTAAGCCGCACCTGTCTGAACTCAATGTGGAAGCCTTCTGGACAGGTAAACACAGCAGGTGGGCCTGGAGTTGACGAACAGGCGCTCAACGCAAATGCTGCCGCTACTAACCATTTCATCACATCAGTCATTTGTGTTTCCGATACCATTCAGCAGTCGCCGCATTCACCGACGTATGATGCCAATACCCACATTGAGGACACTGATAGACGCGGTTTTGGCCGGCGCCGATACGACGCACCCACTTCTTCGTCTGCCGTCTCGAGTCGAACGGCCGTTTTCCTGACGGACATAAACTCACAACGCATCCACATACGCAGCAGCCAACACGATCAACAGAAACAACAAGCCGACCGCATACGGGGCGACACCCCATCCCGGCGCCCAGCCGTCCAACGAATAATGCGCGACATGGTGACATTCACCGCACCGGATACGACCTGTCCACCGGGTAGACGGACGGATTGTGAGTCCTGACGCGCAGGTCGGGCATCTATCTGGATTCATAAAGGCAGTCCTTTCAGTTTCTCTTGCAGCCGTTCTAAACGTTGTTGCTGTTTGACGTTCGTTTCGAACTCGTCGTCCAACCCCATGCCCCGTTCACCATCCAACCTCGCCCACTCCGAGGATATGAGCCGGCGTATCACCCAAATGTCGTCAGGCGACAGGTTGATGTTCATTCGCATTCGCCTTCATGTTTGGGTTGGCCGTCGACAATGACCACTAGCTGGTCGCAGGTTGTGCAGCGGAGTTCCATCAGGCACAGTCCAGGCAGACTAGGTCGTCGTCTTTCCGCTGGTAGACGGTTGACGTTTGGTTGCATTCAGGACAACGGGCAATCATTCTTGCTCCGTCGGGTTGTAGTCATCCAACCTTCCACCAAACAGGGTGGTGGTTTGTGGTTTGAACCAGAGGACGAACCGATACCACTTGTATTTCATGTTTCCTCCTACGGAATTTTTGTGACGATTGTTTTGCGTATCTCGAGGTTGTGTTTGTTGATGTGTTTGTAGACAGCTTGGGGGCTGATGCGGAGTTCGTGTGCCACTTCGAGGACTGTGTATCCCTTGTCGAGCAGCTCCGACACTTTCTGGTAAGTCTTCATGGTTGTCATCCTACAGATTATCGGCGGGTTGTCAACTGGCTTGAGCGAAAAGAAAGACCCCCCGCCGAAGCGGGGGGTCAATCAGTGGGGCGCTTACCTTGTGGATCATTCCGTTTCGGCCTTGTCACTCCTTACGGGCGTCTGACCATCCGACGCCTAGCCACTAGCGCATAACCCCACACCGCGGGGGCGTCTCCCTGTCAATCTACAAGCCACGGACAGGGGGCGGGATGTCCGATTACGGGATGCAGACCACGGAGGTCAGGAAGACGCCCAAACCATTTACGAATAGCCGAGAGCGTTCCAGGCAGCATGACCGACCACATCTTTTGATCTGCCGTCGCCACTAACCCAAAAGTCTTTAGACAAGTCGTAGTCGTTGTCCTCGATGATCAGCCCGCTTGGGTCTGCGAGGAAGTCACAACCGTCACGTTTGATCTTGTTGTGGACCGCAATGTTATAGCCGCGGACGTTGGTGATGTTGTTGCGACGGATAGTCGACCCGCACATTGCAGACCACACATCATCCGGAACTTCATACTGCCTGCTCAGTTTCGGTGCGTACGCAGTGACCGCAATCCACACGTCATCGAAGTCGTTGTCCTCAACTTGGACGACTCCAGAATTGGCAAGACCGACCGCCGCATGGACGTAATCCTGTTTGACCGCTTTGGTTCCGACCTTCCTAAACCGATTTTTTAGAACCTTGCCGCCGTGGGTGATCTCATGTTTGATCGCATGGCGGTCCATCCGCTCAAAATCAGTGTTCACCACGTCGAATTCACGGACGTTGCCGTCGGCCCACCAACCGTTCGCGTGGCCGTTCTGGTCATGCAGATACGAGTCCTTCAAGAGAACCTTGTTGGTCGACGTGATCTTGCAGATGCCACGGTCTGACGGTTCGATCCGTGGGGTTCCCCAATCACGAGTGTGGTCGTCACCCGACGAGAAGAAGTCGACCCGTTCGAATAGCCAGTCTCCATGCTTGCCGGACTTCGAACCACCCTTCACACAGAGGGCTCCGTTGCCCCATGACGTCACGTTTGTGAGGGTGAGGTGTTCGCCCATACATTGGAAGCCGTGGCGGAACATGTGACGAGATTCGAAATTCTGGAAGCGGATGTTGGGGGCGCCAACACGGAACGGCCCGAACTTGTCCTTGTAGCAGCGGTAACGCTCAATCGTCATGTTGAAAAACTGGTTACCCGGCTGCAACTCCATGATGAATTCGAGTCCGCCAGTGGGCTGTGATCCCGGCTCGAGTGACGCGTATTTCGCCTGGCCGTCCCAAATCACCCGTTGGTGGTCTGCAGGGTCACCGAAATAGCGGTTATCCTCCTTGTTTGGGACCGCCTGTAGGGAATATTTACCTCCCTGCAAAGCAAAGTCAGTTCCGGGAGGGTTGTTGCGGATCTTGTCTGCAATGTTCGACGGATTCACCGCAACCGCGCCAGATGGGACGGGTACGGCGGCGTGGACACCCGCGCCGACCTTCGTAGTTGTCGGTGGCGGAATCGGATCAGGTTCGGGTTCAGGTTCGGGGTCTATTGTTGCCGGTTCGGGAATATGTAACACCCAACCCGGACGGATCAGATCAGGGTTGTCGAGCCACGGGTTCGCCTTAGCAATATCCGACGACGACACGCCCTCAATGCCAGCTGCAATATCTCCGAGGGTGTCGCCGGATTGGACTTCGTAATGGCCGGTCATGCCGGCTGCTTCACAGGAATTTTGACCGGTTCCACTTCCACGATCTTTTCGGTTTCGCCTATATCAGCCATCTTGTTCTCCTAAAAGTACGTCGCTTATGAAAGTCACAGTCGGATACCGGGCCGACAGGTCATCGACCGCATGTTTCAACCATACGTCGGCGTCGACCGTCACATCCGGTTCATGGTCGGGGACATGGGTGTCGCAGTACGCCGAATATGATCGGCCGCTGAACGACGGTATCACAATACGAGTTGGCCGTTCGTCACAGTCAGTTTGACATTTTGCTGATACGACGACCGGCGATTCGATTGCGACCCGTTCGGCCTTATATCCCATCGTACAGATGATCACACGGCCAGACATTGATATCGACCCCGACGCCGAAGCGCGGCCTCTGGTCTGTGTCTGCCATTCTTTCAACGGATGGTCTGGGTTCTCAGCATAGAAACCACAAGTACATTCCGGGTCAGGCGCCTTACCCTTATGCGGCAACGCGGCTGCGGGGGTTTTGGGTTTGATACATACCGCCGTGTTTTCGGCTTCCCAAATGACCGCAGCGTGTAACGATTTCAACGCCAACTGTCCTTCGGATACGACGATCGACCAGTACCGGTAGCCGCGTATTGGTTCGGTGCGGAACTCGTCGGGTACAACTTCGCCGCCCAAATTCAGATTCTGGTAGTTAAGCGGCGGAAACACTGGATTCTTTCTTTTCCACCACATGAACTGTACCTCAGTCGGGACGCCACACTTTAGGCGGACTCAACAGCCGGTGGTGAGTCTCATAGTCATATATCGCCATGTTCTGAGCGACGTCGAACACTGCACGGTCGATAGCCCCATCCACACCTTTCTGGGTGAGACGGTTCGCTTCACGCCACGCCGGAACCGTCATATACACTTTCTGGTCTTCGATCCCCCACATAGCCGCCAGATTCACCTGCGATTTGGATACGCCTTTCATTTTCGGCAGATCCAACATCGTGTCATGCGACAACTTCTGCGACAACGGCGCCTCACCCACCTCTATAAGCATGGCATTCAACAACGGCAAGTCATACCCGCGGATGAAATGGCCTACAACCATGTCCGCCTCGTCGTAAGCGTCACGGACAGCACGCAACATGACAAGCCGGGAACGTTCATCCTTCGTCAACGCTTTGGCTTCGGGGGTGCCGCCCATCCACGACCACGCCGCAACCGTTATCTCCTGGTGGACGAAATCCGATCCGAGCCAACCCAACGGCCGGGATTCGAGGTCGAAGTCGAGGACGCGGAGCTTACGTTTCTTCAGTCTCAAGAGCCGTAATATCCAGAGCCTGTTTCTTCGGTTTCAACGCTTGTTCGAGAGCGTCTGCAACCCATTCGGCAACATGCGACTCGATAATGAGCTCTTCGCCGTTCGCTGTGGCTTCCTCGTAGGCTTCCCACGCGGGTGGCAGCAGTTCGTTTAGCGCCTGTTCCCGCCAGTTCTGTATCTCGGTGTCCAGTTCGCGTGTGATACGGCGGCGTATCTGGTTCCACGCAATATCCGTACTGTCTTTTTGCCTGTAGCGAGCGATACTAGACCACCCCCCCTGGCCGGACTCTTGGTGTCCGAGTTTGTGTCTTCAAACGCTCAAGGGCTAGGAGGGCTCTCTCATAACGCCGCTCCCCAAAGAAGGGGATCATGGTGTGTAGAAGTTCCTCGACGTCAGGACGCCAAGACGCCACCCAATACCACATGGGTTTCGAGTATTGCTCCCGATCTACTGAATATGGCTCGTATTTGTGGGTAAGTTGGCTGACGCGTCGGATGATGTCTTCATCCAACATTTGGATGGTTAAGCGGACGGAAGTCGGCCCGTGGTCACTTATGCAGCCCTCGCCCTCGAATAACCCAGCCAACCACGCTGCATCCAGTTCAGAGATATTGAATGGTTCACGTTCTGGCACCGAGCTGGTTAAGTGTTTGCGTTGCCAAGCGGAATAGTGTTGTCGGCACCAGCCCCTGGCTTTGTGAGGCTTATCGCAAGCCTCCAATGTGCAGGCTCCTGTCGAGCCTGGAATACCTCTCGCCATATCAGGTTTCGCCCCGCTTTCGTCGTCGGTATCTGATTTGTGCCAACTGGTGGTCCATCGCTTGTTTCCCGCGGCCCATCAGATTGTTGTGAGCGGCCGCATGAGCGTCGCAAAGAGTGTCCGTGTCGGCCGGCTGAGAGCATTGGACACAACGGCCTTCTGCTTTCAACCGTTGCCTCCACGCCCGCCGCTTCTCGTTGTCTGTGACTCGGCAGCGGAATCTTCCGCCGGTTGTCATCGCCAGGTTGCGATGCCAGTTCAACGGCACGCCGTGACATTCACAGTTGGGCCAGTTGTCGCCGAGTTCGGCCCGCTTCTCGGCGGTCGTTGTCAAGCTGGCGTGACTTTGCTGCGTGTGAACACGGTGGCGACAAACTCGCCGACAGCCACAATCGCGACGGTGATACCCGCCAACTGGTCGGCCGACAGATCCCACCAGCCGAACAATGTTCCCAAAGGTGCGACCGCCACGACCAACCCTTTGACTGCGTTGGCTACTGCTACAGGTTCACGGTTCACGTCATACCTCCAATATGTAGATCTTCGACTTGTTTTTGTAGTTGAATCACTCGGTCTTTTAAAGACTGTCCGCCGTTGACCGTAACCTCGTCGCGGATTTCGACGAGTTCGGCGCGTACTGGTTTCAGAGCAGTATCAATCGACTCGTTCCAGCGGACTTCGATCTGATCGCCAATCTTCGCGACGACCGCGACAGCGATAAGTTCAGCTATCCAACGGTTCATGTGGCCGACTCCGCGTAAGAAGGCGACCGCAAGGAACAGGAGAATTGGGATTAGCAAACCGAGCAGCCACGGGTTATCCATCGGCGTCGAACCAGTCGAAAAACCGGCGGAAGAAACGTCTCATTCGGCCCATACCACTTCGCCGTCGTTTATCAGGTTCTTTACCTGTTGTTCGGTGAGTCCGCCGCCGCCTGGTGGATGGTCACGAATATGTTTAGCCGTCGTTCTCAAAAGAGACTCTGATGTTGGCGGGTCGAGTGTTTGAAGCCGTTCGAAAGCCTCCTGATACCACGCTTGCGCTTCTTGTGTCATTGCCATCGTGTCCTCCGGTACTTCGGTTGGTAGTTGTGATGGGGGAACGTCGATCTCCCAATGCATCGGATCTTGGAACACCTGCCCCCAACGAAACAGTCCGGTGGCTGCGACGTCGTCCAAAAACGCTTGTGGGAAGTCGTGGCCTGTTTGCCCATACGAGTTTGCCGACGGGTTCAAGTCAAGAGCGATGCCGTAGGCATGTAGCGACCACTGGTTGCTACCGCCGATTTTTCGGCAGTTATACGTCCCTCCGGCCGACTCACGGAAAGCGTAGTCATGTTTGGTCATCAACTGCGCAAACCATTGCCATGCGGGAACGGTTACATCAGCGACTAACAATGACCAACTACGTCCGACACCAGGGAACGCAACGCGCACCATGTTTTCGGGCGCGCACCTGTAGCGGTAATACCAGTTTCGTTTCTGCGCTGTAGAGGCCATTATTTGCGGCGAGCCCTATACCGCGCGGCCGCCTCATTGCGGCACTTCTTGCATCCTCTGCCAGTACCGTCGGGCCGAATGTAGGTGTTGTCTTCGTCGTATGGGTGGCCGACGCGACACGAAGCACGTTGTCTTCGGTTGAGGGCTTGTTCTGTCGGTGTGGCCCATTTGAGATTTCCAGGCTCGTAGTCGCCGTCGTTGTCGATGCGATCTATCGACCAGTACGCACGTTCACCGTTCCACCATTCAGGGTCAGGTGGTCTATCGCCCACGTCTTGTAAGAAATTTGCGAAGGAATCCCAACGTGCCGCCACTTGAATACCACGTCCTCCATAGCGGGAGTATTCGGGGTCGTTTGGGTTGTTGCAACGGGACCGCATGTTTTCCCAAACCCAATACAGATTACGGTGAGTCTGCTTGTAGCTCATACGACCCATTCTACAGTTTCGTGTCGCATGGTGCATGATTCCGGCGGGTTGAGGTTTCCCGTAGTTCAGTCCCCAAGTGTTCCCACGGTTGATCCAGTTGCCGTAAGGTTGGACGTCCAAACCTGCGGCTTCCAATTTTGCCAGGAGGGTCATAGGGGCAGTAGGATCAGTTGTCGGTTGACGAACGTTCCAGTACCTGCTGTTACCCGGTATTTGGCGGTGAACGTATTGCTTCCGGCGCTCAACCCGAACACCAAGTCGACACCTGCGGTACGTATGAGGTCGCCTGAAGCGTTCGATTCGAAGCGGATGCTTCTGGAGTCAGCGGCTGACTGGCTCGAAGATCCAGTAATGGCGTAGGACATTGAACAGACCCCGCCGGCCGTGTCGTTCGACATTTGCGCCGACCACAACAGCAACGCTCTAGTGTCGATCGTTGACGTGATAGTTGGGCCGGTAGTAGACAGGTCCGTATAGGACGTTGACGACGTGGTTTGGGATGTTGCGACGTTCGCTTCGGAGAACGCACGTTCCGCCACCGAATTAGCACCGTCAGTAACGATCAAAGCGCCTGCTGCTGTCGCCTGAGCGGGGGCGGTTTCGTTGAAATTGTCGCGGACGTGAGTGTTCATTATCGAAGCGGACACCACTTCGGTAGTCACCCAAGTACGCGGAGTTGACCAAGCCATCAGCTACGCACCCCGTGAAGAACGTTTTCCGCCTCAAGGTCTGTTGCTGATTCCCCCGGTTTCCAGTTCTGGTTAGCCACAGGCCGGCCAACAAGCAAACCCTCAAGTTTCGGCCGGTTCCGTGGAAATTCAACCTTGTGTACCGCTCCACACGACCCGCAGATCATCGGCTTGCCGGGCTCTACAAATTCGGCGCCGTTACAGGGACATTCCGCGATCCACCGGCCGTGGTTGAGTTCGGCTTTGACGGTTCCGCCTTCCCATACATCAACCCCGTGTTTTTCGAGGGCCGCTGCGACGCGTCGCCGGGTGTACTTATCTGCCGTTTTCACGTTGCCTCCTAACGAACTCCTGAAAATCTGACACAGGGACGACCTTTCTGTTATTGACCTTCGACCGGCTTCTCATGAAGGCGATGAACAGTCGAAGGAACTCGTCGGGGTCGGCGTCGCGTTGCCATGCTGCCCAAAGAAGATTGAAGTCGGGGTTGCTGCCTCGCGGTTTCACCTGATGTGTCCACATGTCCCGCAACCAATCTTCGGTGACGTTGTAAAACCTTGAACCGAATTGGATATGCCACCCCTCGGGTGATCGTTCGATCATCGTGTCCCCACAATGATCCCGTTGATCGTTGCCCCATTTGAACTGTTAGTCCCGGTAGAGATCGACACTTCCATGTCGACAGTGATGGACGACCCCGCAACGCCGATCAAGTTCGCGATGCGGGCGTCGCTCATAACCTGGGTTTGGTTGTTGACTGCTTCGTGGCTATGGCCGCCCTGGACTTCGCCGTCGATTTCTATGCCCATACTCATTAACACGTCACCGCCGGAAGTGTTGGTCAACTGGAAGTGACCCAACGCGAATACTGCTATCTGATCGACCCAAGACGGGATGTCTACACTGAGGCTGCCGTATGAGGTGGGAGTGGTGTCGATCGTTTCGTTGGAGAACAGCCGGTCGCCGAAGGCTGTAGACCAGATCGGGTCGTCTATTTTGTCGGGGAACGTTATAGCCAGGTCGGGAATCTTCGGGGTTGTAATCGACCCGTCCACAACATGGATCGTTTTTACGGCCTTTTGGCGTATGTCTCTTGACGTGACCTGCCCGTTACTTGTCGGCACAAAAAATCCCCTTTACTCCCGCCACGTTCAAGACGATACTAAACCTTATGGAAACAACACGCATACATGTTCCGCTGTTCTACCTGGCCTGCGTAGCCGTCATCGCCGCAGCCGTCTTCTGGCCGAAACCCGTCGAATACGAATTCCCCGTGCAGATAGTCGACCACGACGACCAGATTTGGGTCGTTGAGAAAGCAGGCCGTGTCGTATCCACCGACGGTGACGTTCTGATCGACTTGAACATCGACTTGACCGAATCGCGCAGTTCCGAACAAGGACTACTAGGAATCGAGTTCGGCCCGTCTTCCTACTGGCTTTATGTGGCATGGCCCAAAACCGGCGAATCCGAACTGTGGCAGATGCCCTACCACGCAACCATGCTGACCGACGGGATCCTCTTGCGGTCTTGGGGCGAAGCACCGTGGCATCATGGCGGACACATGGAATACCACGAACCTTGGCTTTACGTCGGAGTTGGAGACGGCGCCGCCGGGGCAGCACACGCCGACCACGCCCAAGATTTCATACCTGACCGCGGAGCGATCCTCCGACACAACATACAGACCGGAGTATGGGAACCCGCGGCACGCGGTCTACGAAACCCGTGGGGCTGGACACTCGTTGACAAGGTTTTCTATATAGGCGACGTCGGAGCTCAATCGCTCGAGGAAGTCAACATTGCGCCCGCCAACCCGTATCCCAATTTCGGTTGGCCGGTCTATGAGGGTACGGAATGTGTGGTAGACGGCTGCGACCTAGATCATGTCGGACCTGTGTATACATACCGGAACGCTGACAATTGTTCGGCCGTGATAATGGGCGGGCCGGTCGATGGTTCAGTGTTTTGGACGGACTTCTGTACTGGCCACCTGTACGAATATGTCGATGGTGCGGTAACGGTCACGGAGTCAGTGTTCACACAGCCGACGTCTATGACTGTGATCGAGGACGTGTTGTGGGTCACTCAGGCGGACGGTTCAGTATCCGAGTCGCGTGTCGGTTCCTAGTTCCGACGTGCCGAGAATCCACCAGTCGTCAAAAGGCAACCCGGGCGACAACATAACCGTTGTCTGCCAACTGCGCGTACCGACCATCGTCACATTATGAGTGACACCCTCAATAAAAATGTCCTCGTCGAAACCCGACCCCGCAGGGGTAGTCAGCTCGACGTTCACCTTGTCCCATAATTCTCGGCCCAACACTTGTGGCCACATGTTGGTCGGATCTTCTTCGGGGTGGATCATCAGCGACGGGACACGGGCGCGGGGGTCTTTGAATTCGGCGACCATCCAGTCGGCTAACGCTAAGGCTTCGCCGTCTGCCACATGGACAGTCTCCGACAAATGCAAATCTCGTTGTCCGTATGAAGCGACCGACGTGGCGTCCGTTGAAGTCTGGCTTGTGCCATCCGACCGGGTGACAGTCGCATTGTTCCACAGTTGAGTCAAGTCGTAGTCGACCTGGATTTCCTGGTAGCCGACATCAGATCCGTCGTCCGAAAAGGTGGCTTGGGCCGTGCTCTCGAGTCGGGTCGTCCCGTCAAGATAGGTGGCGTCGCCGTCTCCGGCGATGAAAAACAGGCCGTCTTCCACAAGCCGGGTGCGTTCGATTTCGCCTAGAACGCTGTTGAATTCGGCGGACAATGCGGCCACAGTATGGTCGCCTGTATCAATGTTGCGCCAGCCTGCCGGCCAGCCGGCAACGTCTAACAGGTTCCCGACGCGGGTTCCTGACGCCTCTTGACTTTCGGTTAGTTCTTCTTCGACCATCGCCAACAGGTGGAACCCGTCGACAGCACGCAGTTCGACGAACGGAAGTTTGCCTTTGTCGTTCCACTGGTTCGGCCAAGCGATCACATATCCTGTGAACAAGTCGTATGTTGTCGAATTGTGGACAGCCTGAATGTTGACTTTTGTTAGAACGTCGACGTCGGGCGAGTTAGCGCCGGACGTGTTCCACGGCGAATAGTCACCTGACGTGTTCAACAGGCGGATAGTGGCCGTACCTGACTGCATCTGATCCAAAATTCGGCTACGTCCACGCGACGTCGAAAACGACATCACATCAGAAGTTTCGTCAGTCCACGAGGGGGACGTTTCGTAGACGTCCTGCCCGTAAGCGAACCGGACAGTTATGTCAACGTCCGAATTGTAAGACGCTGTCATCGGATGTTCCGACGGTTGAGCTCGTTGAGTTCTTGCAGGGTGGTCGTACCGACAGAATGGTACGAATTGTTGTTGATAACAGTGTTGCCGCCACCACTAGATGACCGAATGTTCGAAGGCAGTTCCGCGGGGTTGAGGAACATGTCCACAGTCATACGCGGGTTTGAGCCTTCGATACGGTCCTCGATCGACTGAATGTCGGAGAATATGTCGTCGATGACAGACTGAGGGATTCCCATTTCGGTCAGCATCTGGCGGGCGGCTGAACCGGTAGGGTCGATTCCGTCCTCTTTTAGTTCTAGGACGGTGTCCTTCAAGTCAGCTATGACTTTGGCGCGGGCGATCACCGCTTCTTTGAAATCTTCCGGTTTGATCGCCTCGTCGACAGCTTTTTCGGCTTCGGCCAGGTCGTCGACCAGTTCGACCGCCCGGAACAGGGGGTTGTGGAGTTCGCGTAACGTGTCGTGTTTCTCGCGTAACGCTTTTCGGGCCCGGTCGGCGCGTTCCGCTTCGAACTCTAAGGCTTCCGCCATCGCTTTGACTGAGGCTTCGGACGTTTCGTTTGATTCGGTTACGTCGTCGGTGGTGCCTTGCAGGATCGACAGTTCGTTTTCCAACGCGGCAGCATGGTTTTCCATGTCTTCAGTAGACAATGACCATTCTTTGGTTTCCTGGTCGGCGTCGTCGAAAAGGTCAGCGAACCCTGAAAGAAGCGACTTGACTTCGCCTAGCACCGGGGCGAAGTCGAACATGTTGTCGACCAGATCGTCAAAGCCGGACGTGTTGTTGCCGCCCAACTGCGCTAGACCGTCGCCGATCGCGACAATGTCAGCGGCGATCTCGTTTAGTTCCAGTTTGAACGGAGCGAGATATTCCCCGACAGCCGCCTGGGAGTCTTTTGCTGCCGCCTCTTGACGTTGCAGGGCGCCGCTAACAGTGTCCGCTTCTCGAGCGAACTGTCCCTGAGCATCGGCGGACTGTTCCATGATCAACGCAAGCAACGCCTGCGCGCGTGCGTTGTCGTCGACAGCAGACGTAGTTTCCGCCAATCCGAGTTCCACTGCTTTGGCGTTCTGTTTGCCGATTTTCAGGTTCAGGTTGAACCGTTCCGCTGGGTCTGCTTCGCCACGGAACGCGGCTCCAAGCGCATTAACGGCTTCGGCTGTGGTCCCTCCATAAGTGGCGGCAAGGTCTGCTGCCACCCCTGTTAAAACCACTGACTGTTCCGCGGCAAGTTCGACGTCGCCGGTCATCCGTTTTAACTGTCCGCCGATCGAAGTTGTGGCAGTTCGGAATTCGGCTTCTGCGAGTCCTAACGACTCGGCCGAATTGTCGGCGAATTCGTCGATGACGCCTCTGGCCCTGCCGAACACTGCTTCGGTTCCGCCGACCGACTGTTCCAGTTCTGAAAAAGCGCCGATAGCTTCGTTCGCGAAGTCCAAGACGCGACTGCCGGCCATGAACCCGCCAACCACTTTGGCGGCGTTCGAGAACGTTTTGCTTGTTTTGGTGACAGCACTATCAATGTTTTGGAGGTTGCGTTGAGCCTGTTGGTCGTCGACAACCACTTCGACCTCGACAGTCCGTTTCCTACTCGGCATGAATACCCTTCTCTACCAAATAGTCAACCAACAACCGGTGCTGGTGGACAGTCAACTTGTAGTAGTCACCAACCCCAATGTTGAACTGGTGTAACACGACCGGCATCGTTTCGTCCCAATACGACACGTCCTCGACCGCGGCGTAAGCATCCTCGAGCGTCAGTTCAGAAATAGGAATCCGGGCGTATATGCCTTCGTCGGACACGATGAACCCTCCTAGTCGGGGAACGCTTGAGACAGCCCGTCCAAGACGGCGTCTAAGTATTCGTCGAGTATGAACCCGTCGGCGGAATCCCTGATTACAGGGCCGATACCGTACAGATCTTCGGGTTTCCAGTTTCTACCGATCCACGGTTTCCACGGACCCGGACCTGACACGCGCCGGCCGAACACCATATGCGACTTCGCTCCGAACACGTTAGCCCTGATGGTCGGGTTCGACGCCAACAGTCGGATGACCGCGGCGCGTTGTTTCGCAGACGAACGGATACCTGATTGTGCGATCGAGCCGCCGGGTGTCGGTAGGGATTTGACTGCGGGACGGGCTTTGGATGCGACCTGTTCGCCGATCTTCTTGTTCGCTATGCCGAACGCTTTGCCCATCCGCTTATCGGCCCGTCGTAGTTCCCGGCGGAAGTCGTCGAGCCCCTTAACCCGTACTGTCAATTAGACGGTGCCGCGGGTAACGGTTCCGGACGGCTTGAACGACGCAGTCCAAGTGACGCCACCACCGACAGGCACGTCAATGTTGTAGTTGGAAATGAACGCGTTGCCCGAATACTGGACATCACCCGACGTGTTCCCTTCGGGTCCGAACACGAACGCGACAACTGCGCCGTCGTCGGCGCCGTCGATCGCAGCGTCAAGGGTGGGATCCCATTTGCCGCCAATTTGGAGGTCGTGTTCGCGTAGTCCGTCGATGAACGTCTTGTTGTCGTTACCGAACGTGGTCGTCTCGAACAGGTCTTTGACCCGGTTGAGCGACTGGCTGTCGGTGTACGACGAAATGTCTGTTGCGTCGACACTCAGGTAGGCATTCTTGCCATGCTGAAAGGCCATTGGTTATAGCTCCTTGATTTACTTGCGGTGTCTCTTGAACGAGACAACGAACGTGAGGTTTGTGAACGTGCCAGTCAAAGCGACCCGCACATACCGTTCGACTGTCCCTGAGACAGTCACCTTTTCGGACGTGACACCAGTCGCGGCGGTGAACGCCACCAACGACCCGAACGTCGAATCGTTAGCCGAATCTTCGATCGTGACCGTGGCGTTCGTACCCGAAAACTGTGTTACATGCAGAAACGCGGTAGCGCCGTCGGTTGTTTGGGCCGACTGGTCGACCGAAGCGAAGTTGCCGGTTGATGACTCTTGGGAAAGGTCTTTCAAAGCGACACCTAGATAGGCGCCTTCCGACCCTTGGATCGATGACGAAAACCGTACGGCGTCGTTATGCGGTGCTCTTGGCTGATAGTTGGCTAGGAATCCGTTGACCATGTGGACGCGGTCGCCCACAGCTGCGAACCCTTGCGGCGACGCGGATACGACGACTTCTGTGCCGTCTAACGCTACAAGTTCTTCGTCGGACTGGTCGGCTGCTGGATTCCATACGCCTTGCGGCGACATTTGCCCTTCGTTCAATCCTGGTAGCCACACCTTGTCGTCGTTCCCGAACGTGGTCACGTTCGCTAGTGCGACGTTGAAGCCAAAGTTGTATTGGGTGAAATCAGAGGACAGGTCGAACTCTTTGACGAGGACGCCTGCCCCTTTGCCGTGTACGAACGTCATCTACTTCTTCTCCACGACATGTGACGGGGCAGCGTGTTTCGCTACCGACGCGGGCAGTTGGTCGCCCTTTTCGTACCGGGTGCCGTCAGCTGTCACGATGTAATCCCTCGCTACGAGCATGACCGGTTTTGCTTTTGGCTTCTTATCAGCCATAGGTGTCTCCTAAATGTGGGCTTCGGCTTCCACGTCGAACTCGATATATCCGATCGGCCCGGATTCGTCTACATGGTCAGGGTTGGATTCGGCGGCGGCGAGTTCGACGTTGAACACGACACCCCCCACGGTTATGTCCCCCCGTAGACAGTTCTCGACCGAAGCGAACAGGGTTTCGGCGCGTTGTTCGCCGCCGCCTTGTTCGTCGCGGCCGAACCGTGGACACCAGATACGCCCTTCGACGGTGAGAGTTTCTTGACGGAACCCCGACGCGCCTTGCGTGTATGGCTGTTGCTCCCAATTGATCGAAGCGAACCAGATTCGGTCTTCCCTTGTCCAGTCGTCGCCCAACGGCGGGTATTCGGTGACAGTCACGTCGGTTACGGCGTCGGTGGACAGTTGTGATGTGATTGCGGTGACAAGACCGGCGCGTAGGTTCTGGAACGTTGAAGTGGCCATTAAGCGACAAGGATCCGGTGGTCGTGTCGCATCACCCAGTCGTTCACTTCAGGAAGTCTTGACACGTTACGCATCGGCCCGCCTGGTTGTACGAGACGGGTAGTACCGAAATCTGAGTCGACGGTCAACGCCCTGTCCGGGAACGCCGAAGGGACGAGCCTGTCTACTAGCAGTTTAAGTCCGATCCGGTCGACGCCGTCGATGTTGGTGTTCATCCCGTAGACGTATTCGACGGACACGTTGAACGGGTTGGTGACTGTCGCCGACGAGAACACGCCCGAAGTGGAAATGAGCCGGTTGGTGCGCGGGTCGATTTCGTAGTTCGACACGGTTTGGGCTGTCCCGTTGATCGTGACAGTCAAAAGTGGGCCGATGTCAGCAAGCCGGCCGGGCCGGTGTAACGCGTAGCCGTCTGACGTGCGGGGAATCCCGTTGTTCAAGTTCAGGCTTGTAGAACCGTGGCCTTGCAGTTCCAACCGGCAGTACCGGGTGACCCAACCTCGACCTGTCCACTGTTCCAGTTCGTCGGTTATGCGGCTACGTTCATCCGCGATCATCGGGTCGGTGTACTCCGTGGCGGACGCAAGCGGAATGTTCGCTGCTGCCGCGTCTGCTTTCGCTGAGAACGTGCGCGCCTGGTTTTCGGTGAACAACCATCTACCTACGACCTCTATACGGTCGATCAGGTCGGCGGACGTGTCGGTTCGTGTCCACGTCACTACTAGTTCGTCTGGGTTTGGTTGGTCAGCCAACGAATACGAGTAGGTGCCGTCGCCGTTGTTTGTTGTGGCTGTGCCAGACGCAACGATCGTGTCGCCGTTGCCGTCGACCACGCCCACAGTCACGGTGCCGACGTCGGTTGGCGTGCCGTCGACATACCATGTTTTGGTGAGGGCGTACGGGCCTGCTTGTGCGAGTATTTGCGTCATTCCTGCTTCCCTGAATCGAGATTCCCGGACTGTTCACTGACAGCCAGCGTGCCTTGCGATGTTCCGACGTTTAGTCCACCAGCTGCGGACGATGTGACTATCAGTTCACCTTCCGTATACAAACCGACCAACCCGACTGCCACACCGGTCGCTTGCGGTATCGCTACGACTATGGCAACCGTGTCCGGTGAAGCTGCTCCTTGCCCGGCGGGGGTAGATACAGGAACCGCTGTAACAACCGCAACCGCGTCGGGGTTCACCGTGGACGCAGCCGCAACAGACGCTGCGGGCAGCGAAACTGTCGCCTCGAGGACACCCGTTGTGACCGTTTCCGATACCGTCGGTGTTGCCTGCGGTGCCGTAACGTCGAGCGTTATCATCGCGGGTGTGACTAGCCCTTGACCTTCTGGTGTCGCCTGCAAAAGTGTGACTGTTGTTGTTGCTGCTGCGGGTGAAGCCGAACCGGGTGCGGATGGTGTCGCCTGGCCGATAGCGAAGTCGACACTGATCACAGCGGGTGTGACCACTGTTCCAGACCCGATTACGGTGGCCGCCTGCGGCAACGCTACCGACAACGACAATGATGCTGGTGTGACTGTCGAACCGGCCGCAGTGTTCGCTTGCGGGATCGTGGTGTCGGCGGCTAGCACACCTGGTGTCACGGCCGCTTGCCCTTCCGGTGTCGCTGCGGGGAGTGTTGCTGTCGCTGAGAACACTGACGGGGTTACTAACCCTTCGCCGACGACGGTGACTGTCGGTACGGCCACCGTCGTCTCCACGTTTGCGGGTGTGACTGTCTTGCCGATCGTCACTACCGCAGAACCGACCTGTACGTCCGTAGAAATCGATCCTGGGGAAACCTGCCCGGCGCCCGAAACGGACGCTCCTGGCAGCGTCGTTGGGGCGGAAATGGCGGCTGGTGACGCCGCCCCTTCCCCTGTCGCGGATGCTGCGGGCATGATCGTTGCCGAAGTGATGACCGCGGGGGCTACTAACGCTTCGCCTTGCGGAGTCGCAGCTGGAAGGGCGAACGTTGACGCGACAACCGCAGGCGACACTGCCGCTTCCCCAACGGGTGACGCCTGCGGCGCCGACACTGAAGTCGTAATGGCTGCGGGAGTGACTGTTGTACCAGCTGTGGAAAACAGTGACGACAACCGGATTAAAGACATGCCGCCGGCGCCTACCATGACGCCGCTGGCGGTTCCGAGCCGGTCGTGTCGTAGATAAACCGAATCGTTAGCCGACAAGTCGGTCAGCAACCCAGCACAAAACATGTGAGCGTGGTCGGCGGTGCCAGACTGACGGTTATACGAAGACGCACCAGCGATTTCTTGGTCGGTAGTGTTGACCCGGAACCCCTGAGCGGGAACATGCCTCGAACCGCCACCTGTCATTCCAGCGTCCGTGAAGTTACCGGAGTTGGCTAACGCTAAGTAGTCGTCGGCGTTATCAACGTCGATGTTCGCGTTGCCTGCCGAATGAGTGAAAGCGTCGGTGTCGACGTTTACGGCTGTCTCCCACGCGAAGTTGACGCCTGCTTCGTTGACGTCGCCCGCATGGGTGGACCGTTCAACCGTCGCAGTCTCAGCGCCCGAAGGCAGTTCGATGAGTTGGAGTTCGGTGAACCAGTCCTCGTCGGCGTCCTCACGAGAAATCAGGTTCAGTTCGAGGGTTTGGCCGGTGCCGTCAGGGTAGATGACCGCAGCAGCAGACATGATCCCATAATCCGCATTGTCCGTCGCCCGCGGACCGTAAGTCTGGTTAACGCCCCGCACCAGTTCGACGCCGTCGAAGTCGATCGACCCCTGCATTTCCGTCCGGCCAGAATGAACATCGGACTGGTCGTTGTAATGGGTGTACATCACAACAACCGGATTCGATGTCGTGATAGTCACCTGGTTGCTTGACCGCGAGAACACGGAGCCGTCCTGTTCGACGGTAGTTCCGATATCAGCCTGGTTGCGGGTGTTGTCCGTCGAAGACGGCGTATAAGCAGCACTGGACCGGTAGTGAGCAAAGTTCCAGTCGTCGTCCAGTTTGATGATCGACACGCCGGAACGGTCTGCTATCCGATTGACTGTCCCGGCGGTCGAATTGTCAACTCGTTCGTGGCGGACTATCAGTTCGTCGCCGTTGCCAGTAGTAGTAGACACGTTGACGTAGCAGATGCCAGAGTTGATGTACTCCTGAGAGCCACCACCCCGACGCACATACCCTGACGACGACCCCTCATTCAACCGAGACCCAGCGAGGATCAGGCTCATACGGACGTTGGTCCGTTCATTGTTGGTCGTGTTGGTGGTTCCCCACTGGTCCGATGGCGCTACAAGAAACCTGCCTGTTTCGCCGAGAGTGAAAGTCCCCGACGAATATGTGATTCCGGAACCTTCCGAATCGACGGAAGTGTCCCAAAGCAGGTCGAGGGTAGACCCTGCGTCGGGGATTTCGTCAGTGTTGGCGTTGTTGCGGCGTACTACGAAATCGCCCGCAGCCATGAACTACGGCGTGTAGTCGAGGGTGAAAATACCCGAAGCGTTATGTTGGACAGTGAAGTCAGCAGCCGAGGCCGAAGCAGCTGTCACGAAATCCTGCAACAAGACCAACTGGTCGGTGCCTGACGTGCCGACGTTCGTGTAGATCACATGCGCCATAGCGTCGGTGACGGTCACAGACGAGAACACGGTGTCAGCAGCGTCGAACGTCATCGTCCCCGACGACAACGTCAGTTCCGTCGACGTGATCGACGGTTGACCGGATGTGGTGAGCTCGTTCGTGAGGTCGGCATGGAAGTCGTGAGTGTCATAGTCCGGCGTGTACGAGTCGGATACGAGGGTTCCTTCGTTGTCTTCCGCCTCGAGCGACTCGCCGGCCGTGTCTATGAACATTTTTTCGATGGTCAGGCCGTACAAGCCTGATGCTGTGATAGCCACTATTAGACCTTCCCTGAAGCGCCAATAGATTCGGGTTGAGCACCGTTTTTGGCGGGTTTGCGGTGTTGGCTGCGGTATTCGGAGCGCAGTTGACGCAACGCAGCCTTGTCTTTCGGTGATGCCTTACCGGCCTTCTTCTTTTCTACGAAGGCTTCTTCGGCTTCGGCCAAAGCGAGTTCGGCTTTAAGCCGATCAATTTTACTTGACATGGATTCCTTCTTTGATTGGTTTGACACCTGTCGGCCCTCGGCCGACGATGAAGTAGCCGCGGTCTACGAGCTCTTGGAACGTCATCGGACGGATAGTCCCGTCAGGATCGCGGATGTACCTGATTGCTGACGGTGCCGCCGTAGCAGCAAGCCTGCCTTCCCAATCTTCTGTTTGGGCGACGACACCTTTGCGGGAGATTTCGCCTGACTGTGCCTCACCGACGACGGTCGTGTTCGTCCGATTTTTGTATCCCTCTTTGAGATACGACGGACCCCGTCGGGCGACGTACAGAAACTTTCTCATGCGTTGATCGAAACGAGGACTGTCGGCGGCTGCGTGTTGAACCTTTGCAGTTTGTGGGTTTGGGAACGTCCAAACGCTAGGTCGTTCCAGAAATCTTCGGACACTTGAACCAGTAGTGTCTGAGTGTATTGACATCCGCACCAGTCGCATGTGACTATCTCACCGCGGGCGTCGGGCAATTCTTCGAGGCAGTACAGACAGGTCACAGTTGAAAGTCTCCTGTCCCGTCGTGGGCGATGATGTCACGGTCTATGACCAGGTGAACCCGTGGACTGTCGCCTACTTGTAGGTGGTGCCATTCCCAATGTGTCACTTGGAACGGGACACCCGCAATCTGGTCGACTTCCACGCCGCCTATCGTGAACGTTCCTGACGGACGGATAGGAACCTGCCACCTTTCGTACCACGGGCCGGCGTCTTTGTGTTTCCGTATGTACCCGCCGGGTTCGATATACGACAGCCAGGCGGTTTTGACGGGTGCGAAATCTTCCAACACCCAACCGAAACAGGGTAGGTGTTGGTGTTTGTTGCGTCGATAGCCGCCGTGAACTGCCCCGTCGGGCGATGGTTCCGACAGTACCGTCGCTTCGGCGGATTCGACTAGTCGATCTACCGGATACGCCGACTTCACTACTTCTTTTTGGGTTTCTGCGCTGCGCGGGTTTCGCCTGGTGCGGCGGTCGCTTTTTCTACGTTTCCTGTACGTGCGAGATAATCAGCGACAGGCTCGAGCAGGTCTCCGTGGGATTTAACGAGCGGATCGTTGTCGTCGAGTATCTGTCCGTATCCGATCAGCCGTCCGCTATGCGGCTTCTTTTTGGTTCCAGCAGTATGAAATGCTGTTTTGGCTCGGTATGGCATGTTGCCCCTTTCTGTGTTGGGAGGGGGGCCACCTTTGTCGGCGTCCCCCCTCTCAAAGTGGTTTAGGTGACGTTCAACAGAGCGAACGCATCGTCGTTGATGCTGTCCGCGCCGACACGCCAGTAGGCGTAGAAGCCACGCTGGCCAGACGGCCTGTTGTTGCCAGTGGCGAACAAGTGGGGGATGAACTCCACGTTGAAACCGACCCGATCAGCGATCAGGTAGTTCCGAAAGTCGCCGAACACGAGAACGTTGTTGTCGGCGAGCGCAGTCACCGATCCGTCCATCGCGGACGACTCGACAATCGGACGGCCGAGGATCCGCAGCGGCGCATCTTCTGTCAGGTGGACAGAGAACGCATGCGAGTCGGCAGTACCGAACTGTCGGATGTCGTTGATGATCGCAACGTTCGCAACCCACGTTCCGCTGTCGCGGTACCGGGGGCCGAGCGTCTCGTGCAGCGTGTACACGTCGCCGACGGCGAACGTGTCAGTGGCAGCGGACGAAACGTCGTTGCCTGTCCCGTCGATCGCAGTGACGATACCGAACGGCTGAGACGAACCGGAACCGGTCGCCATTGCCGTCGCTTCGAGTCGATCCTTGGCGTCTGCGAACAGAATCCCAAGGTCGTCGGCGAGGCCGGGGTAGTCACCCGCAATCTCGATCGACGCCGGCACGAAGGCTTGCGCCTTGTGGGCCACGACCTGCGGTTGGGTGAACGTGGTCGTGTCGTCAGACACTTCAGTGGCTTCACCGTCCCACGATGCGGACAGTTCAGTCGACGCGACACCCTGCCACGAATCCGTAGTGATCTGCTCCACACGGGAGATCTGACGGAACGGGTTGGATGAACCGTCGCCCAACTGGATGAGCGTCGGGTCGATCGGGAACGGGACAGCGAACCCACCAGAACCGTCGGTCAGTGACATTGCACGACCGAGCAGTTGACGTTCGTCGTTGGTGAGAAGCATGTCACGCCCGGTGATGGCCTTCGCCCACGCATCCTTGTAGGAACGCGACCCAGTCGCGAGGACAAGCTGTGCGATCGTCCCGTGACGGTCGTCCTTGTTCTCGAGCAGGTGAGTCACCCGTTCCTTGTTGGCGTCGTTGACTTCGTACGAAGACGTGTCTTCGACAGCCTTGAGGGCGGCGCCGCGCAGTTCGCTACGAGACTTGATCGAAGCGGTGTACGGGTCGTCGGTGGACTTTTTGAATTGAGGGGCCGAACGGTCTTCCCCGACTTCGAGGTTGGCCAGGTTCGATGCGTCGTCTAGAACCTTCAGACGGGCTTCGATTTCTTGGCGTTCCTCGAGCAGCGCCTGGATCGGCGACTCGTCGGAGGACAGTTCAGCAAGACGCGACTCCTGGTCTTCGGTGAGTTCTTCAGCGTCGATAAGACTCTGGAACTCGTCACGAAGCTCGGCGGCTTCGTCCTTGACCTCAGCGAGTCGCGTTACGAGCTTTTCGCTCATTTGCTTACTCCTTGATGTATTCGGATGGCAGAGCGAGTGTCCGCAGCCAATCTTTGGTGCGTGCTACTGCCTGGGATGTGACAAGTGCCTCGACGGGCGGCTTGTCGTCCTCACCTGAAGTGCGGGTGGCGGCTTCGGGTTCGGCGTAAAAAGCGATAGACCTGGCGAGGTCTTGGCGAATGTTGTCGCATGACAACAGGTTCGCGATGTCGGAACGGACACCAACGTCGGTCGTCGGGTACGCAGGCCACACGACCGGCCCAAGTTCGTACAGTTTGACTTCGCGGATTGTCCGTTGGGTCCGTTCGTCGTTCCAGTCGTCTTTCGTGACGGTGAACTGAAACGACATTCCGGTGACGCCGCCGTCGCGGATGGCGTCACGTACCGGTTCGACAAGCCAGTTGTCCGAAAGGCGAGCTCGGACGAACAGTCCAACGTCGTCTTCGCGGAGTTGTTTGATCGATCCCAAAGGAATCGAACCGATCATCGGATGGGTGCCGTGGTCGAATTGGAGGATGGGGGAACGTTCCTGAATCGTTTTCGTGAACGCACCCGGCGCGATCCGTTCCTCGAACGTTCCTTCCCAACTGTTGATTTCGGTCGGGTCGTTGAACACGGCAGCGTGACCTTCGAGGGTCAGGCCGTCGTCGCGGGTTTCGGTTCTGGAAATGGTGAAGTCGTACGACCGGGAGATTCGGTCAGTCATTTGCGGGCTCCTGTTGTGTGCCTGGCGGTTGGAGTTGTACTGAGAACAACCCTGTGTGTGTCAGAAGGTTCAAATCGTCGCTTGTGACTGCTTTTACGACCGATTCGGGTTCGTATCCTGCGTCTATGAGCTGTCGGATGGCAGTCGAGTTTTTGGTTTGGATTTCGGCGTTGTCTTTGCGGTCGTCCTGTAGGAATTGGATGTCCCGGTCGTCGTACCACAGTTCGGCTTTTCGTGGTACGGGAACGATCGTCTCGTATGCAGCGGAAATCGACCTCCACAACGGACGGAACGTCCGGTCGGCGGTCTGACGGCGGGCAGCTGAATAGTTCCCGGCGTTCAACGACGAACCCTGCATGCCTTCTGAAAGTCCGATGACTGTCGGGTGGATTCCACCAGCCGCGGCGATTCTTGTTTCGCCGGCGCCTTGCGTGTTCTTGAAATCCAACTGTTGGAGGTCGGCGCCTACAACGGTCGCGTCGGCGCCGCCGCCCATGTACAACGTTTTGTACGCGTTGTTGAGGCCAGTGTGGTTGTCTTCGAGAATGTCGACCCATTTTTGGAACTGGTCGGGTTGGATGTCTTTATCCATCGAAATCACCATGTTCGGGGTGGCGCCGTTCTCGAAGAATTTGAGTTTGTGGGTGGTCGCCGCATTGTCGGATTGGATGTCTCTGATTACGGGCGTCAACCATGACATGCCACGGAACTTCGCCAACGGGTCGGGCAGCGGAGCCCAATGCGCCACTTCGTCGGGTAGTAACACTTGCGGCATGTGGCCTTTGCCTGGCCCGCCGGGATGGTAGAGGTAGCCGACGACTTCGGCGCCTAACTCGAGGACAGGGTCGACGGTCGGGTCGTTTGGTACGTCGTCGGGTACACCCAACACGATCGTCATCCAGTCGGGCCGCGGCGCGAGGATCTTGTTCGTGCCTCGCCGTCTGACAGCGAAATGGTTACCACCGAAGTCGGCTTGTACCAACGCGTGGGATAGCAGGTCGCCGGTCGTCTGACCTTGGTTCGGACGGCGTAACACGTTCAACGACGGAGTGTGGAACATGTCGCCGGGACGGCCTTCGTTCAACTCTCGGTACATGAACCGGGCTTCGGAAAAGACGGACAGTCGTGCGAGTTCGACGGCGAACACGACACCTGACCGTTTGTATGCGCCTTCGATGTAAGCCTGGAAACCTTGACCGATTTCTTCACGGTCGCCGGTCAACGTCTGCTGGAACGGTGCTACCGGATACGACGTGCCGTCGAAAGTGAACCAGTCCAGAAACGTTTGTAACCCTGTCCCGCGGCTTACACCACGAACAGGGGGTATGAGGGCAGAAAGCAGATCCAAAATGGGGCTCCTAAGAAGATGATGTTGAAGTCAGATTCCAGACGCCCACCGCAGCGAGGAACAACGATCCGGTAAGCAACGCCCACACGCCGCCGGCTAACAGGCCGACCGACGTGACCACGCCGCCGGCTCCTACAATGACGAGGGCTGCTGCTGCTCTTTTTACCGCCATGCGACCATCGGTTCCACAATCTTGTCGTTGTTCGCCTGGTGTAATCCGATCGATAATGCTACGAGCATTTCGCCTCCCTCAGCGTCACGGTTCCAAGCCCACGAATCAGCTGTCGACTTCTGCGCCGCATGAGCCACCGCAACATCCAAACGTTCGTCCGCAGCAACTTCGACTTTCCGATCGATGATGTCGTCGTAGAAATCTCCGCAAGCTTTCCGTACCTGCAACGAATCCAACCGGACGATTTGAAACCCGGCGTCCTCGAGCGCGTCCGCTTTCCCCGCGGCGGGGCCGTTCCTGTCGACAACGATCGGCAGCCGTTTGGCGTTCCCATCGAACGCTTCGACTAGCCAGTCGACACCAGAACGGATAGTGACCAACTGTGCGGCGCCGGCTGCTGCTTTTACAACAACTGCGCGGGACCGGTCGGGGCGGGCGTCGATCGCATAATGCGTAGCTTCTACTTTGACGCCCGGCTTCGACACTTGCCGCCAATACTCACCGGGGATCAACCGTTCTTCGGTTGCTGTCCACTGGTTACCGATAGCACGACGGAAGTCGCCTTCGGGCATCGTCTGACGGGCGTGAGCAATATATTCGGGCGAAATCGTCACGTTGTACGCGGGCATCCGCTTCGCGTGGACTGCTGGGTCGTCGATGTCTTCGTCGTCGGCGATAGCCCACTCGAAATACGCCATACCCGACGTTTGTCCTGAGTTCACAGCCGCCCGACCCAACTCGACTTTCCTTCGGAGATACGAGGACGATTCAGTGCCCGCCGTCGACACGTTCCAAATCTGGCTGTTAGCACGCGTCGCCATAGTCGGCAGCAACGCCTGCTCCCGGTAGTTGTCCTTATCAGAAAACGCCTCGTCGATAACAGCCAGATCCAAAGTCATACCATGACCCGCTTCCGGCGTGTTATCCAACACGTTAATCCGCGACCCGTTCTTCCAAACCGCCGAAGTGTTCCCATCAGCCATATAAAACCGTTGCACCAACGGCGACAAGTTCTTTTCGATCAGCGGCTTCTGATCCTCACGGAACTTCTTACGAGCCGCCAAACCCGTCTGCGCCGTATACGCAACCCTCTGCGCCTGCCCCCACAACAAACACCTCGCACACTCAGCAGACAACACCAACGTCGTCTTACCGTTCTGCCGCATAACCGACACAACAACCTCACGATACGCCAACCGGCCAGTATCAGGATCAACCTCGAGCGCCACATCCGACACATACTCCTGCCACGCCATCAACGGAGTACCCAACTCCGCAGCGATACGCACCATCGGATTCGGAATCCCACCGTCAGTACCGAAAACCCGCCGGCCGGTACGTTCAGTCGCGTATAACGGTTCCGCCCAACCTATCGATGAGCTCAACGGTTGCGTCGTCAACACTGTCACCACCAGCCGCCTCCCTCAACGCTTTCAAAGCCAACCTGAATTCCCGCCACAAATCCGTATCCGCAGGATTCTCGTCCAACGCCGCCGCCAACATGCGAACAGCCGTCGACTCAGCCACCCAAACATCCGAATCACCCAACGCATCCAACGCCTTACCCACAGCCTCAACCAACATGTGCCAAAAACCTCACATACCGCGCACACAAACAGGATCGTGACTGGGAAAC